GTACCATAACCATAAATACTACCATCTGGAAAAGGAAGAAGAAGAATAAAAAAACCTACTGCCGATACAAATGATACAATATTACTACTAAAATTAATTTTTTTTGAAGTTGTATTTAATTCAGACATTCTATTAAAATACTTATAGATTAAAAATAATATATAAATTATATATTCATATATTATATTATGTTTTCATCATCTGGAAGTAATCATCCTATTATACCAAGACAATCTGATTTATTATTAAATCCACATTATGTTACATTTCACGCATGTGATCGTGATAAAAGTAAATATCCATCATCATCTCAATGGGCAACACGTTTACCTGAAAACATCAATAGTATCAGGTCACTCCATTTAGTAGATTGTATAATACCTAATAGACATATGTTTGTGTTTAAAAACGACTATCAAAATTTAGCATTTATGCTTAAAGTTAAAAATAATAGTAGTACCAAGTGTGATTTTGATGATACAAAAACCTTATTTGAAAATTGCTTAGAAGATCCTAAATGTACACCAAGATTAAATTTATCTAGACCATTAGTACCTCATAGCAATGTAAAATTCAATGAAGACACAAAAGATAAATATGTTGAAAGAGACTTATTAGGCAATGTAATAAATTATCAATTACCTACAACACAGTTACAAAATAAATTTTCAGCACCACAAAATTGCACATCATATCAAAATAATTTAGATGGACTAAGTAATATGACTAACCTTATATGTAATAATGAAGTAATTACCTGTCATGAACCTGAACCTGAACCTGAACCTGAATCTGAACCTGAACCTGAAGCTGAAAATTGTGATTGTATTACTATAAAAACATCAAACACTTCATCTATTAATAATAATTTTTCATTTACAACTGGTGATTATATTACTTACCTAGATTGTTGTGGAGTTAATCAAAAAATATTTATTGATAATACAAGACTGTTTAAAATAAATTGTGTTAAGACTTATAATGAAACCACTGGTTTCTTCAATGGACCTGTAGCTAGCTTTTCATATATCAGTGGAAATGACAAATACAAATATAAATTATATCTAACAAAATGTGGTCAAGATATTGCTGGTCTTGGAAATATTGATGTTCGTGCAAGTAAAAATGGAATTCCAATTAATCCGCTATTGACACCTTATGAATGGCAAGCAACAACCTTTACAGTTGATAATATCAATAATCCTAATTGTCCATGCACTAAAGAATGTGATATATGGGCACCAAGGTCTATGTGTGAACAAGAAACTGCGTTATTAAGAGTTAATGCAACTGTACCACCCTATATTAGAAAAATGAGAGAATTAGAAGAAGCTGAGAAAAATGGGAATCAAATAGAATTCAATTACGATGGCTGTAATGCACACTGTAATCCTATTAGTAACAGTCTATCCGACTCTTGTAATTATCTAATGATTAGAATTAAAGAAGGATTTTATACAGGTGAAGATTTAGCACAGTTCCTTCAAGATGAACTTAATAAAGTTTTTAAAAAAGCTGGTATTAGTGATCATGATTGGATTGTACACTTTTCACCAATTAACTGTAAATTCTATTTTTATTTAAAGAAAGGTACTGATGGAGAGGAAGTAAAAATTGATGTAGAATTCCGATTTGATTATAAGATTAATTATCAATGTCAAAATTTTTCTAACAAAAATCAACCTATTGTTTGGAATAATAATAAATGGTGGGGATTAGGATACTACTTAGGATTCAATAAAGAAAGGTATTCATTGAAGGTTACAAGTTTTAAGGAAATTTTTGAAGCAGATCTTAATGATTGTAGTACTCCTTCTCCTCCTCCTCCTACAACGTTAAATCCATCTGAAAATTATTTATTACAACCACCTAATATTAGTAAAATAGCTTCATTAAATAATATTACAAATAAATATATTAAAAAAAATATATCTGGTTTAGTAGCATGTAACGCTAGTAATCTTTTTGGTCCAAGTGTACTTTATATGGAACTTGAAAAATATAATAATTGTGATGAGATTTATCATAGTTCTAGTAATACGAATTCTACATATAATAACACATATAGTGCCGCTACTAAAGCTCTTTTTGCGAAATTAGTAATTGCTCCAAGAGAAACAGGGGGAAATTATTATGCTACAGAAATACAATTTATTACTCATATGAAAAATCAATTAGAGGAGAGAATTAATAAATTAGAATTTAAATTTAGATTTCATGATGGCAGATATGTTTATTTTGATGACACTAGTGATTTAACATTTTCAATACAATTTAATTGTGCAGAAGAAAATGTTTTAAAACAAAATATATCTTCTTTACCTGATTGGTCTGTATAATAATATTTACAAGTAATATTATAAATATTATTTACTCGGGACAAAAGTCAGATTTAATATAATTAAAAATACAACCACTATAAATACCATCTATTTTTAAATGACAACATGTATAATCATCACTAATATGATTCCATATTCGTTTAATATTATTACGACTAGTATCTGGATCTCCAATAGTGATTAAACAACCTTTCTCTAATTTATTACCAACTAAAGAATTGGTTTCTATAGTTCTACAATCTATACCAGCTTTCATTAATTTTTTTAAGATATTATAACAACCAGTGTTTTCAGTATTTGATACACTTAAATTAATACTCATTAAAAAATATTAATATATTATTTTTAAACACTATACGTTTCTTCAATCCATGTTGTTAACCGCTCTATATCACAAGTCTCATAGTCTTCACCATCCTCTAATTTAAACCCTCTTAACTTTAAGAATTGAGGTCTTTTCATTTGTTTACTTTTGTAAAATATGTAAGGTCCATACTTACCATTACGTATACTCATATCACTTGAAATTTCTCTTAGTATTGAAGAAGGATTATTTATATACTTTATTACATCATCCAGTGTAATTTCACATTCTTCCTTTTGAAGATATGAAAGCGACTTTTTATTATCACCCCATTCAACATATAAACCATATTGACCTTTCTTCAAGTACATTTTTTGTTTTTTATACTCTCCTAATAATCGTCCGCTGCTAGATGATGTATCAAGTATATCACTTAATTTTAGTTTACCTGTCTTTAGTTTATCAAAATCAATATCTTTTTTTGCTTTTTTCCAAGTAACGTTTTCACCAATCTGACATTTTATTACGGCACCATATTTTGCGATCATCCATGTATGATGTTCATCAATTTTATAGTGTTCTCTAGAAGAACCTTTTAATTCTTCAGATAAATTTTTAATAGTTGAATACACGTTATCACATAAGTTATACCATATACTGTCACCTTTTGCTATATGATCTAATGTATCTTCCATATTTTTTGTATATGAATATACAAATAGTTCATCATAATGTTTTATTAGAAATTCTAAAACCATTATTCCTAATGGTTGAATAACTAACTTTCCTTTTTCATTACCAAATTCTTTTTCAATTGTATTTTCATGTATTTCACAATCAACTAACTCATATTCTATACATGTTTTTTTTACACCTTTTACATTAGTCTTCTTGACATAACCTCTAGTTTGAATTTTATCAATTAGACTTGAAAATGTAGATGGTCTACCTATACCTTGTTCTTCTAAAAGCTGAACTAGTTTTGCTTCAGTATAATGAGACTTAGTATCTTTAACACTAATCTTTGATTGTACCTTGTTATATTCTAGTTCTTGTTCCTCCAATTTCAATAAGTAATGATAAATAGGATTAGACTCTTCATAACCATCCACTATTTTCCATCCAGGAAATATAACGTTTTCACAAGAATATCTGTACTCGTGACTATATGGTGCACTAATTGTACATGTTAAAGCATTGTATTTTGCTGGACTCATACAACTTTCTACTGTGTTTTTCCAAATTAATTTATACATCCTTACTTCCTTAGAATCAAATCCAGTACCAATATCCACTTTTGTAATATCTGTTGGTCTAATAGCTTCATGAGCTTCTTGTGCTTTATTATCATCCTTCTTCTTTTTCTTACTCTTTTTTTCACTGCGTTCACTAAGCTTATCTACATCATTATGAATATATTCATCACCATATTCGCTTTTGATATAACCTTTTGCTTTCTGAATAAATTCTTTACTATAAGTTCTACTATCAGTTCTCATATATGTAATTAAACCACTTTCATATAGTTTTTGACATATTTTCATAGTAGCTTTTGGGCTTATACGTAAGTTTGTATTAGCTGACTGTTGTAAAGCACTAGTAGTAAATGGTAAAGGGGGATTTTTTGTGGTTTCTCTCACTTTACCTTTTTTAAACATATGTTCATGATTAACAGTTTCTTCCAAAAAGTTCTCCATATTAGGATCACTATCCATGGTGAATTGATGATTAAGATTAAATGGAATATTTTTACTTGTAAAATAACCTGTTGTACTGTAAACGAATGTACCTGGTGATTCATCTATTTCTTTTTGATTATCATAAACAAGTCTAAGAGCAGGTGATTGACATCTTCCTGCTGAAAGACCATTTTTCATATTTTGAGAAATATTTTTCCATAACATTGGACTAATCATAAAACCTACCAATATATCTAGAACTTGTCTAGCTATAGCAGCATTAATTAAGTCCATATTTAAAGTTGTAGGATTATTAATAGCATGTTGTATAGCTGGCTTTGTAATTTCATGAAATATAATCCTAGGTGTAGTAGATACAGGTAATTTAAATAGATTGCATATATGAAATCCAATAGCTTCACCTTCTCTATCATCATCTGTTGCTATAACAACTTTATCACTATTAGAAATAGCCTTTCTTAGTTTTGAAATATGAGATTTTTTTGAATCTATTACATTGAAACTAGGTTGGTAATTTTTATTAACATCTATATCTTTTAAGCTTTTCAATGTTGTTAAATGACCAAATGATGCTAGAACTACATATCCTGGTCCAAGAAAATTTTCAATCTTCTTACATTTTGCAGGAGATTCTACAATAACAACTGTTTGTTTAGGTCCTATTGGCATGTCTTAAATCTGTATAATATTTAAAATAAGATTTAAATCATTTCAATTATTTATAAAGTGCTACTAGATTCCACATTCATTTTTTTAAATTGATCCCAAGATATTTTCTTTTCTTTTCTTGCTGGTTTTTTCTTCCCTTTTTTATCAAATTTTTCTGCTTGTTTAAGAGCGCTATCAATATACAATTCTTTTAAAAGTTTTCCAATTTTAAATGATGCTTCGTGTTGATCTGTTTTACCATTCTCAATATTCTTTAACTCTTGAATAAATGTGTACAAGATTTGAACATTTAGTTGATCTTTATATAATTTATTGAAAATGTCAGTATAATTATCAAAAAGAAATCTACATGCATTGGTAATTTTTGTTTTAATCAAATCACTATTTAGGATCCTAGAATATTTCCTTTTAAGAAGCGTCATTGTTTCTACATCCTTCCATATTTTATCTGCATGTCTCAGATTTCTAATGCTTTGTGTTTGATCTGTTACATCATTTGCCGCAATCATGCGTTGTAAATTCAGTCTTTCTTCTGGATTCATCTTTATAATATAATATATATATTTTGTTTAATCTTTTTTTTCGTATTATATTATATAATTATGGTTAAAAGAACTAGAAGATATAGAAAAAAAGGTGGAGGTGAGGTACCTCCATTGCAAAAATACGGATTTGAAAATGGTGCGTCTAGTCCTCAAGAAAATGCTATGTTAAAACAAAAACAGGTTGCTGCCGAACAAAATGCACTAAATAATCAACATGCTGGTGGCAGAAGAAGAACCAAAAGACGATCTAGAAGACGATTAAGAAAAGGTGGTTATCAATATAAGCAAGAAGGAGGTAGAATTGTTGTACCACAGTCTGAAAATGCGCCTCCTGCTGCCGGACCAGTAGATGGTAATTCGTTAGCTGTTGGTGGAGCGGAAAATCTTACACAAAGTAAAGAAAATGCTACGTATGATGATGTTAATGCTCCGGCTAAAGTTACTACAGTAGCTGGAGGCGCTCGTAGAAAACGACGCAGACGTAAAACAAAAAAATATAGAAAAACTAGAGGAAAATATGGATATAATCAACGAGGCTGTTCTAAGAATGGTAAAAAAAAATCGCGTAGACGTACCAAGAGAAGAAAATCAAGAAGATTTATTGTAGGAGGTAAAAGAAGAAAGAGATCTCAAGGTATGGGAGGCTATGTATCTCAATTATGGGGTTGCTTTAGTTAGAATCAAAATAAGAATTAATATTAAAATATATTATAAAAACATATTTTAATATGAAAGGAAGTGATATCACATTAACATTATTTATTTTTTTAATATTTATTGGGTTATTTTTATTTAATATATTTGTGACTGGAATGAAAGATATAAAAGATAATTGGCCAGAGTATAGATGCAACCCTACTGTTATGCCATTCGCATCGCAATTTGGCGTTGACCCAAGTAGTAATTTTACATACTGTATTCAGAATATGCAGACTGGATTTATGGGATACTTATTAGAACCAGTAAATTATGCATTATCAATGGTTAACAGTTTAGGAGGAGAATTCACTGAATCTATTCAATCTATCAGAAATGTCATCAATAACATGAGAAATTTCTTATCAAGTATAGTTCAAAATATATTCGGTGTATTTTTAAATATTTTAATTCAGTTTCAAAAGATCATTATTGCTATGAAAGATATGGTAGGAAAGATAGTAGGTATTATTACTGTATTATTATACACTATAGATGGTGTAGTTAAAGCTATGCAATCTGCTTGGGGATCACCAGCAGGTGATGTTATGAGAGCATTGTGTTTTATGCCAAATACTTTAGTTAAGCTAGAAAATGGTAAAATCGTACAAATGCAACATTTAAATTTAGGAGATGTTTTATTAAATGGATCAGTTGTTTGTGCTACTATGCAAATAAAGAATTTTATAGGTACAAAAGCTTTTAACAAAAACAAAAGTGATTTTGACCAAATTGAATCTATTTACAGGTTAGGTGGAGGAGTAGCTAATGCACCAATTCATGTTACTGGTTCACATTTAGTTCAACATATGGGTGAATGGATTCCAGTTAAAGATCATCCTGATGCAAAAACTACACCATTGAAAACTAAATGGTTATCTTGTTTAATTACCAGTGATCATCTTATCCCTATAGGATCACATATTTTCCATGATTGGGAAGATGATAATGGTTCTCCATCAAAAGATTTAGACGATGAGTCTAGAATACATTATGCATAATTAATTATAATCTTTATATTATCCAAATACTATATAGTAATGGATAATATAGCAAATAAAATTAGTGAACTTTATAATGAATCTACATATACGGAGAAAAATGGTGGTTCCGTTTTCATGACTGTATTAATCCTTTTTGTCTTTTTTATAGCAATGTCTTACTTTTATGTAATGTCTAAAGCTCAACCTATTAAAGATAATTGGGTAAGTGAACGATGCTCACCAGCTGTAATGCCATTTGCTGGTCTTATTAATAAACCACAAGGACAAAGCGCATTTGACTTTACTGGAGAGAATTTTTCCTTTTGTACGCAAAATATTATTCAAGAAATAACTAGTATCTTTTTAATACCAGTGAATGCAGCTACTAACATGATATTAATGGTTTTTACAGAACTTGCTGAAGCTATTCAAGCTATTAGAAATATAATAAATAATATTAGAAAAGCATTTGCTGGCATTAGTGAAGAAATTTTTGGTAGAATCCTTAACGTTTTAATTCCTATTCAAAAAGTTACTATTAGCATGAAAGATATGTTTGGAAAAGTACAAGGTATATTAACAGCATGCTTATTTACATTTATGGGCGTTTATGATACTATGATGACAGGTATTTATGCAACTTATGAACTTATGATAGCTATTTTAATAGTGATCACTGTTGCTATTATTATATTGTTAGCAATAATTTTTACTATACCAGCAGGATTAATTGGGGTAGGTTTATATATTCCTATTGCTATTATTATGATAACCTTTATAGTTTTAATGAGTGATATTATGAACCAAAGTGGAATGTCTGGAGTACCACCAGTACCAAGTTGTTTTGCAAAAGGAACAAAACTTAAAACTAAGTCTGGTGAAGAAATCAATATTGAAGATATAGAGTTGGGAACTATACTACATGATGGTTCTATAGTTACTGCTACAATGATACTTAGTTCCCACGACGAAACTATGTATAACTTCAACAATGTTATAATTAGTGGAACACATAAAGTATTATTTAATAATGATTTTATATTTATAGCAAATCATCCTCATGCTGTTAAGATAGATAACTTTTGTGAAGAGCATATATACTGTATAAATACTGATAGCAAGATAATTAAGATAAGTGATATGATATTTTGTGACTGGGATGAATTAGATGAAATGGATATTATGGAGATTAAGGTTAAATGTAGCGAGATAATACCAGATGTTGATATGAAAACATTCAATAAACATGATATTCATAAACATATTGACAGTGGATTACATAGTGATACATTAGTTGAACTAGAAGATGGTAGATCTGTTAAAAT